ACTCTCCGTCTATCCACGACGGATTTGGGACCGAACCGAGCGGAACCGATTCGCATCGAGACGGATCGACTGGGGATCTGCGTCACGTTCAGCCGAGGATCGAAACGCCTCGTCGGGGGGAGCACAGCTTCGGCCCTGCTGTGGCAGCCTGGGCGGAGCGGCATCTTGGGCGCGAGCTGTTCGACTGGCAGAAGATCGCTCTCGACGGTCAGCTCGCGCACGACGGGACGGGCGATCTGGAGTTCCGTGAGAGCCTGGTCACCTGCGGTCGACAGAACGGAAAGACGGTCGGATGTCAGGCCCTCCTCGGATGGTGGGTTACCGAGTTCGCTGCGCTTCGAGGCCGGCCTCAGCAGGTGCTGTCCACTGCGCACAAGCTCGATCGAGCGACAGCTCTGTTCCGAGAGGTGGCCCCGATCCTGGAGGCCCATTTCGGCGCGAAGATCACCTGGGCGTACGGGCGGATGCGCGCCGACCTCCCAGACGGGTCGTCCTGGGCTGTCGCAGCTGCGACCGAATCGAACGCTCACGGATCGTCGAACGATCTGATCGTCGTCGACGAGCTCTGGGCCGTGTCGCCCTCCGTCCTGTTCGACGCGTACCGTCCCTCCCAGATCGCCCGAAAGAATCCGCTCCTGTCGATGTGGTCGACCGCCGGCGACGAGTCGAGCGTCGCGATGCTCCGCCTGATCTCGCAGGCGACCGCCGCGATCGACATGAAACGCGACTCGCGTCTCTACTACGCGTCCTGGAGTCCGCCGCCTGGAGTGAACCTGGAGGACCGCCAGTGGTGGGCATGGGCGAACCCTGCGCTCGGCGAAACGATCACACTGTCGGCCCTGGAGGCGGCGCACGACTCGCCCGATCGGAACGCGTTTCTCCGCGCCCACCTGAACCTATTCATCGCCGCGAACCAGTCCTGGCTACCGTCCGGGATCTGGGAGCAGTGCCGCACCTCCGACCCGATCCCAGCTGGCGGGATCCTCGCCGTCGACTCGTCCCTCGACGACTCCCGCTACGTCGGGATCCGAGCGGTCGCCGACGGGCCGAACGTGCGCGTCGAGCTCGCGTTCGTCGTCGACTCCGAGACTGCGCTCTGGGCCGAGGTGGCCCGACAGATGGAGGAGCCGACCGTGAAGCTCGCAGTCACCCCGTCGCTGGAGATCCACCTGCCGACCGCATACGGAAAACGGACGCAGATCGTCGGATACGCGGAGCTCGTGAAATACACCTCGCTCGTCCGCTCGATGATCGTCGAGGGCAAGGTGACGCACGACGGATCCGTGACGCTCGCCGAGCACATCGGACGCGCAGTCGCGGTCAAGACCTCCGGGACATCTGTCCTCTCATCGCAGAAGTCGCCTGGGCCGATCGAGGCGGCCCGCTGTGCGGTGTGGGCGATCTCGCTCGCTTCGCGTCCCGTGTCAAAAAATCGACCTGCGATGGCGGCGTACTGACCCTCGTAGACATCCGCTCAAACCCGTGGGAGAATCCGCCCCGTGGCACTCTTCAGTAGCAGAAAGCAGGAGGCGGCGTTCGGCTCCTCTCCGCTCCGCGCTGCCGCGTCGAGTGCCACCCAGGCAGGGATAAACGACTTCTACACATACTCAGTCGGGAGGATGGAAGAGCTCGCGCTGTCCGTGCCTACGGTCGCCCGTTCGATTCAGATGATCGCCTCGGTCGTCGGATGTCTCGGACTGAAGCATTACGTCCAGCAGTGGACCGGCGAGGAGTACGAGGAGATCTACCTCGAAGTCGAACCGTGGATGGTTCAGCCGGATCCGAAAGTGACGCGGAACTTCATCATGTCGCAGACCGCGACGGATCTGATGATGCGCGGTCGCGCCACCTGGTACATCACCTCCCGCTCGCAGGCGACCGGTCGCCCGCTCTCGTTCCAGTGGCTCCCGCAGGCCTCCGTCAGCTTCCTCGATCAGGCGGGCCCGCAGTGGTTCGGACACTCAAACCAGGTCCTGTTCAATGGTGTCGAGATCGACGCGAACGAGACGGTCCAGTTCATCGCCCCGACTCAGGGCCTGATCTACATCGCGGCCCGATCCATCTCGACCGCACTGAAGCTCGATCAGGCGGCGGACCGTTTCGCCTCGACCGAGATCGCGGCGGGCTACCTCCAGCAGACCGACACCTCCGAACCGATGTCGTCCGAGGATCTCGGAGAGCTCGCTGCCGCATGGGCGAACGCTCGACGCTTCTCCGCAGTCGGAGCCCTGAACTCGGCGGTCACCTGGAAAGAGTTCTCCTCGGATCCGTCGAAGCTTCAGCTCGTCGAGTCCCGCCAGTTTCAGGCGCTCGAACTGTCCCGTCACACGGGCATCCCGCCCTACCTGCTCGGCATCGGCGTCCCCGGATCGTTCACATACTCGAACGCCCAGCAGGCCCGACAGGACCTGTACCTTTTCGGCGCGAAGCAGTATCTCGACTGCATCCAGGAAACCCTCTCGATGAACAACATCCTGCCGCGAGGACGTTTCGTACGTTTCGATCTCGACGACTACCTGTCCGAGAACGCGCTCGTCGAGGACGTAGAGATCGAAGATCCCGCCTCGGTACGCGTACCAGTCCCGGGCCCCGACATGGAGGACGCATGATCCGCCTCAAAGCACAGCTCGTCACCCTCGACGCTGCCGCCCCCGATGGGGAACCGAAGCGCACCATCACGGGAGTCGCGGTCCCGTGGGACACCGAGGCCGTCCTCTCCGGAGGCGAGTCGGTCGTATTCCAGAAAGGTTCGATCGCCGACGACCCGACCTCCGTGAAGCTTCTCGAATACCACGATGACACTCGCGTTATCGGCAAGGTCACGGCGCTCGTTTCCACCGACGAGGGCCTGATGTTCGAGGCGAAGATCGCACCGACTCGCGCAGGCGACGACGCGCTCGAACTCCTGAAGATGGGAGCGCTCGACAGCGTTTCCGTCGGCGCGATGCCCGTCAAGTTCACGACCAGCGCCCAGGGGACAATGCTCGTCTCCCAGGCGAAGATGCTGGAACTCAGCCTGGTCACGGTCCCCGCTTACGCGGAGGCCCAGATTCTCTCCGTGAGTGCGTCCGCCGCGGAGGAACCAGAAGCACAGGACGCACCCGAAACCACCACCACCACAGACTCCGAGGAGGAGAACATGGAAACCGAAACCCATCCGATCGAGGCCGCTGCGGCGACCCACCCGATCTACGCACAGGCCGCCCGCCCGGCCCGCATGCCCAGCCCCGCCGAATACATGGCGGGAATCCTGCGCGGAGGCGAAGCCGCCGAAGCCGTGAAGAAGCAGCTCCGCGCCGCCGCCCCCGATGTCACCACCACCGGAAACGACGGGTTCCTCCCGGAGGTCCTGCTTTCCCCCATCTACAACAACTTCCAGGGCCGTCGCCCTGTGGTGGATAGCTGTGGGGTAAGGGCGATGCCCGCCGACGGCGCAGTGTTCCGCGTCCCGTACGTCAACACTCACAACAGCGTCGGACAGCAGGCTTCGCAGCTCGGAACGCTCACCGCTTCGACATACGCGGTCGCGAGCTACGACATCACGAAACTGACTTTCGGAGGCTACGCATCCGTCTCAGAGCAGATCATCGACTGGAGCTCGCCCGAGATCATCGGCTCCATGCTCGACGACATGGCCCGCGTGTACGCATACGAAACGGACAACTATGCGGCAGATCAGCTCCTCGCCGGATGCTCACAGTCCGCCACGCTGACCGACCCGACCTCGCCCGCCGAGTGGGTGAGCGACATCTACGATGCCGCCTCGACCATCCTCACGAACTCGAACGGCAACCTGCCCACCCATCTCTGGCTGTCGCCGAACATGTTCGCGTACCTCGGAAAGCTCGTCGACACGACGGGCCGTCCGCTTCTCGCGCCGACTGCTCCGATGAACGCGTTCGGATCGCAGGTCCCCTCCGGTGCGAACAGCGTCGGCGAGGCGTTCGGTCTGCGCGTCGTCGTCGACCGCGGATTCGCTGCGGACACTGTGATCGTCGGAGAGCCGTCGGGATACCAGATCTGGGAACAGCAGAAGGGCGCGATCTCGATCGACGCTCCGAGCACCTTGTCCCGGACGATCGCGTTCCGCGGATACTTCGCGACGAAGATG